GAACGACGCCGATCTAAGAATCTATGCCAGCCACACTGTAGACAACGACAAGAATCCAATTCCCTATGATGAAAAGATAAAGTTCTTGAAACTCAGCTTTCCAGAGTTCGAAAAGAATATTATCAAGTCTCCTTTAAAGACTATATTTGATATCCTGCACGAGCTTGAAACAAAATACGAGAATGTAATTTTGGTAGTCGGCCAAGATCGCGTTCGTCAGTTCCGCGATATGGTTGAGCCATATCTTCATAAGAAAGATGATACTGCTTTGAAACTAAAGAACTTCAAAGTTGTTTCTGCCGGGGATCGAGATCCAGATTCGGATAATGCTATTGAAGCTCTAAGTTCTTCATATCTTAGAAAAATGGCAGCCGAAGGACAATTTGATAAGTTTAGAGAAGGCGTTTCTTCAAAGCTTAAACCAGAGTTAGTAAAAGACTTATACAATAAATTAAGGGCCGTAAAGAAGCAAATAAATAAAGTAGAGGAATCTATGGAGCAACAAGATAAAATGTGGCAGTCTTTTAAGCAGTGGTATCTTATTCAAGATGCTAAAGAAAGCCGCGATGATCAGCCGGATTCAGATTTTCTTATAACTGATCGTAAAACTGGAAAGAGACATTTACCTGTTAAAAAATATGGAAAAATTTCAAACAGGTTGTTAGGAGCCGCCCACGCTAGTTTAACTGTTGGATACAGAGGACGAAAATATACGGGGCCGGGAAAAACTGCCGCGATGGCCAAGTTAAAAGTACTTTATAGGAAAGCCGGGAAGGATTTGCCAGGAGAATAAAATGAAAAACTTCAAAAATTATAATATAGAAGCAAAAGATAAAGAATCTAAAAAAGATTCTGAATCCAAAGATAATGAGAAGCAAGAGCCGATGTCTGAAATCGGAGAATGGAGTAAAGTACACTCTGGTTGGATAATTCGTTTTAAGGTTAATGGCAACGAATATGTTATTTCATTCTCCCCCATTGATGAGGCGGAACAACATTTCAAATTTATTTATTATCGCCATGGACAGAGAGACAGCTCTTCAATCGATAAGTTTGGTCCCGCATCTGATTGGCCAGCAATATGGGCAGCACTAGTAGATATCATCAAAGACTTTATAAAAATTTTTAAGCCCATCACAATAAAATTTATAGGAATGTCCATCAGTAAACGTGGCATCTATTATCGTGATTTGTTCAAGTTGTATGTGAAAGATTACAGATATTCGTTCAGACGTTTGGGTTATTATTCGACTTTTGATACAAGAGATTTGCAACAGGCCCCTTCATTTGTTGTTAAGAAAGGTGACTTGAAAGAACCAGAAGAAAAGAAAGAACCAGAGAAAGAAGTAAAAGAGAAAGAATAATGATAACCAAGAAACGCATAAAACTTCTTTTCGAGAACAAGATAAAGCAAAGGCTTTCAAAAGCAAAGAAAGCACTTGCCAAGTCTTATATCATTGAAGCGGATCTAGATCCCGATGCAGAACTGAAGGTAATCAAAACCAGACTTCCCGGTGGCATCTATCGTTACCAGTTTACGATGGGTAAAGTTTACATTGTTGATTTGGTTCCATCAGAGCAGAGCAATTCGATATATGGTGCGACGTTCTACGTTAAAGGACAAGATAAAGCAACTTCGCCAACTCAAAGATATGGAGTTGCTAATGTGAATTTGATTCCGCAGATGATTGAAAATGTTTTAAAGTGTATTGATATGTTTTTAGAAATCAAGAAACCGATGGAAATTCGTTTTCTTCCAGGAGACGAAGCAGCATTTCCAATGATATATCATCAACACATCTTCAAAGCATTGAAGAACTTCAAATCGGCTTTTGATAAACAGTATGCTTTGATTCGCGGAGACGCCAAGAAAGACGGCGCAGCATTTGTTTTGAAGAGAAGCGCAGCGCCCGATAATATCAAGACAACGGGCTGGAAACCCGCAAAGACATCTGGCGGTGAAGATATAGCAACAAAGACAATCGGACAACCCGAAGTAGTAATTTAAATGATATGTTGGAAAAAATGACTGAACAAAATTACATAATTCACGCCATGAAAGCGTATGATAATCCGGGATGTCAAACGCTCGAAGAATTTAAAGAAGATTTAAACCGGACAAAATATATCAAAAGACTTTTAAATAGGTATATGAAATCTAGAACCCTGAAAGAAAGATTGATACTGAATCATTTGATTATTTTCTGTAATACCTTTGGGAATGAAGCTGCTGTACGGATGTTATTCTTTAAACTCGATCCAAGTCTGTACAGTGCATTGAAAACATTTTTGACATTTTTGTACTTGATGCCAGATATGGTTTTTGGTATAACAGACAAGCCGATTCACAATAATGATATACCAGTTGATTTTAGAATTGCAAATGTACTAAGGAGCATCTAGTGGCTAAGGAATTTAAAAAGATTCGCAGACAAATGCGAAGACAAATAAATGAAGGAGCTTTAGAACAAGCCGCTGATTTCTTCAAGGGCGCTTTTCATATGAAAAGAGGCTCAGATAGGCAAGAAGAGTTAGAAGCACTAAGAGACATAGTGAAAACTGGCAGCGGCACACTTCATTTAGAAGATGGAACCGAAATTGATATAGATCAAGAAAGCGCAGAGGATCTTCTCGGTTTCCTGAAATTTCTGGATTACAGCGAAGATTTTATTGACCAGATGTTCAAGAACAAAGACGGCTTTAACTTTGTAGCAAAGATGGCATTTGGCGCTGGAATTTTTGCACAAGACGAATTTTAACGAAGTGTTCTACAATGAAATCATTTCGCCAATATTTAAAAGCCCTTCTTAGAGAAGTCAAATCTGTGATGGGTTATTATTCCTGGGGATTGATCGACCCCGCCGGAAAGGTTATTGAAGGCGATGATGATGATAAAGAAACCAAAGATTACGGCGGATCACATGAAGGGTTGATTTTAAAATTGGGTATGTCTGGCTATGATGAAATGTTACGGCGTGGATATGTTCGTTGGATTATGAGCAAGTTCAAATATGGCGGAATAATGAATATGACAGCTTCTTTTAGTATGGAAGGTAAGAACAATAAACAAAAAATTTTGAAGATGTTGGAAAACGTGAAAGAGTTTGTCCTAGACAAAAAGCAAGAGATAAACGGTTCAGTATATCTAGAGTGTGATGATAACATTTATGATATTATGGTAGATGATGTCAATCAATTTCTCAGAGCATTAAATCGTAACATTGAGAAACTTCATCAAGGAGAAGAAGAAATCAAACCCCAGGAGCACGACTCTCATCAAGTAGCTATGATGAAAAAATTTAAAGCAATGCATCACAAAAGAGACTAATATGTATTCAGCAATCTTAAAAGACGTAAGAGATTTAATTCCGGATTTGAAATCTTCTCAAAAGAAAGTGCGTTTAGCAGCTTGGAAAAAGATTCAAACTCGCTGTATAGCTGAATATAACAAAGACGTTTCTCGTTTTCACGACAAAGAGAAAGCCAAAGAAGAATACTTGACTAATATTCAAAAATTAGCTAACCTATATCCGGCCTCAAAAGCCGCAGATAAAGCAGAAGCGCACATACCATAAGGAATATTATGTTTTGGCAAATCTTCGCAAGTGTTAAAGCAATGATAATTACCGCAATCACTGTAGCGGTCTTAGCAGCACTGGCATATATTTGGTATCTTAGAGCAACTGTTGACACTCTTCAGACAGATAATGCTAAGTTGCAGGTCGCTGTTCAGGAACAACTCAAAACTATCGACGCTCTTCAGAAAGACTACAAAGCTATTATCCTGGCCAAAGACGCCTACAACGAAAAAGTAAAGCAATTAGAAAAGAAAACCAAAGAGTTAGAAGATGTTCTTTACAGAGAGCACGAGGGCAAAGCTTCCTTGGAAGACCTTGCTTTACTTGATAAAAAAGATAGGATTCAGAATTTGATAAACAAAGCTACATTAGACGTATTGAACTGTCTCAGAGCATTGAGCGGAGATAAAAGCGCCAAATGTTCGAAGTAAGGTGTTGTATGAAAAGATTATTTTGTTTGCTTTTAATTGGGATGGTTGGGTGTTCTTGGCTCAATATCAAGACAGAGCCAGTTGAAAAGCCGAAGCTTGAGATAAAACTTCCCGATCCGATACAACTGGGAGACGTTCAGTTTCTTGTAGTGACTCGCGCCAATGCAGAACAAAAGTTTAAAGAATTAGAAAAGAAAGGTTTAAAACCTGTCATCATCGGACTAAGCGGAAACAGCTATAAAGTTCTTGCGTTGAATATGCAGCAGATCCAAAATTATATTGTGCTATTACAAGAGATTATCAAACAATATCAAGTTTATTACGAAGGCGCTCTAGCCAACCCCGTTCCTTTCTACTCGCATCGCTAATTTTCCTGGTTTGCTAAATACATTAAGAACATTAATGTAAATGGATTTCTATGTCGATCAACAGATATTTCGCTTCTAACTACGGGTCGAACGCAGATCAGTCATTATTGGAAGATTTATTAATAGAAGCAATACGTTGCTATGGTATCGATATAATTTTCGTGCCATATGATCTTGTAAATCCAGATGGACTTTATGGCGAAGATACTCTAATGGAGTATAAAAGGGCATATGATTTAGAAGCCTACGTGGAGCACGTTACAGGTTGGGAAGGACAGAACGATTTCATCGCAAAATTTGGCATCCAGATTGAGGAGAAGGGAAATTTGCTCATATCAATGCGGCGCTTTAGACATGCAGTAGGACATACATTATATCGCCCAAGAGAGAAAGATATGATATACTTTCCTCTAACTGATTCGATTTATGAGATAACATTTGTGGAGCACGAAAAACCGTTTCATCAATTGGGCACAGTGAGCAATGCTTTATATTCTCTGAGGATAGATCTATTCAATTATTCAAATCAACGAATCAGAACCGGCGTGAGAGAGATAGATCGCTTTGAAAATGAAAGAGCCTTCGCAGTAGATTTTAGAATGGATGTAGGTTCTGGAAGATATTTGATTGGCGAATGGGTATATCAAGGAAATGATCTATCTTCAGCAACGGCAAAAGCAATGTGTATTCATTATGAACGCCATCACAAAGTTTTAAAAGTCAAAGATTTGGTTGGAGATTTTGATAATACACTTCCAATTAAGGGAGCTACTTCTGGTGTTGTCTATACTATTGCTTCATTTGATAATCGAGAATTGAAAAATGATCCCGTCGCCGATAATAAACAGATTCATGATTCGGCATCGACCGGAGCAAATCCTGTTGTGGATTGGACGCCCGACAATCCGTTTGGAACGGGGAAAGACTAAAATGATTGCTAATATATATCTTGTTGAAAATTTGATAAACCACAAAAGATATGTTGGCTTTACTACTAATTTTGAAGCCAGGGTGTCGGCTCATAAAAAATTGAGCGGTCGAAAATATTATTTACACCGAGCAATGAAAAAATATGGAGGTGAAAATTTTAAATTTGAAGTGATTTATCAATCCAAAGACGTTGATCACTGTTTAAAAGTAATGGAGCCATATTTCATAGAGAAATTTAATACATACAATGATGGTTATAATTTAACTCTTGGCGGAGAAGGAGCCGTGGGATTAGATGTTCCAGAGCACACTCGTATTGCCGTTGGCAATGCAAATCGAAAAAGAAACTGGACAGAAAAGTCCAAAAAGCAGCTTCGCCAAAGAATGTTGGGAAATTTACAACGGCTGGGAAGTCGTTGGTCGGGGGAACAAAGAGAAAAATTTATAGCATCTAAAAAAGGATATCGGCATTCTCAAAAAACAATTGACAAGATGAAGCAAGCCGCTTCAACCCAAGAATATAAAGAAAAATTATCTAAAATTGTTTCTGATCGATGGAAAGATTCAGAAAAACGAAAGATACAGGCACAAAAACACAGTAAATATACTTATGAAGTGACTTGTCCTGATAACACAAAAATTCAAGTCAATAACCTGAAACAGTTTGCTAGAGATAATAATTTAGGAACTAGTGCAATTTATGCAGTTGTTAATGGACGCTGGACCCACCATAAAGGGTTTGTAGCAAAGCGAATTGAGAAACCTAATTAAAGGAACTATATGATAGATGGCTCTACAATGGGATTCGGAAAAGTGCAAAATCAAATTGCGCCGGTTCATTTTCTGGTCGGTCAGCTGGAGTGTGGCTATCACAGAATATGTAATTTTGGCACCGTTAAATATATACAGATGGTATAGGGATTTAGGAAGATAGATGTTAACCTTCAAGCAATATCTGAAAGAGGAAGCACTGGCGGAAGCTGGCAATCCTTTTTATCACTTCTGGGGATTTATTGATCCCGAAGGAAAGGTTATAGAAAAAACCGGAGACGAACAAGAAGCAGAAGGCTGCCACGAAAAGCTGGCGGAGAAACTTGGCCTTGGCAGTAAACGCGAAGCATTGCGAAAAGGTTGGGTCCGTTGGGGAGTCACTAATTATAACAAGACAATATTCTTTGATTATGGCGCAAGGTTTATGAATCCATATTCAAAGAATGCTGTGGTCGTACTCGCAGACAAATATGAAAAGCTCTGGAACAAAGCTATTCTCAGCGATGAATGGAGTGGCAAGGGCGGATATTTTACAAGTTTGGATCAGATTAAAAAAGAGATTATGAGGTAAGATGGAACTGAACGAAAGCAAACAACTTGTCGGTGTATATGTAGTCTACGAGATTATTAAAAAACTTACTACGCCGTTTGATCAGACAGATGCATATAAACTTGGCATCATTGACAAAGAAGGAAATGTTCTAAGAAAGCGCAGAACCTTAAAAACCCGCCAAGAACAAAATGCTTATACCGTGCTTGATACGCTATGTTTCAATATTAAGAAGATGGTCGAAAGACTTCCTGGTGGCAAATCAAGACTTGCTTCATATGCGGCTGCATTATTTTTGATTAAGGAGTCTAAAAATTTAGAAGTGTATGAATTCAACGAAGAGATGCTAGAAGAAGAACTGCACGAGTATCTAAACAATTTTGAAATAACAGAGAACACTAAAAAGGAATTAGAGCTTGTAGATATGGCAGAGCAAATTGTAAATGTTACTGGTCCTGCTGTAGCTACAGATGTTCCATTTAAACCAAAAGTAAAAACAAAACCTGAAGAGCTTTTGAAGAAGTTTACAGAAATGTACGAAGAATGTTGCACAGAAGATCCTGTGCTATTTAAGAAAGTAGAAAGAAGGAAAGAGGTTTAAGTGAAGGTCTATTCAATCTATAAGATAATTAATCTCGTCAATCAAAAGGCATATGTTGGTTTTACGAGCCAATCTTTAGAAAGGAGATGGAATAGGCACCTGTCATCAGCAAAAAGTGGATCTCATTGTGCTATTCATGGGGCCATACGTAAATATGGAAAAGAGAATTTTAAATTTGAACTGTTAGAGTGCTCAGAGGAATTGGAATATTGTTTACACGTGTTAGAGCCAAAACTTATTAAAGAACATAATACCAAAGTTCCAAATGGATATAATCTTACTGGTGGAGGAGACGGACGCGCCGGGTGTGTTGTGTCGGAAGATCAGAAAAGAAAAACGTCAATGGCGTCCAAAAAATTGTGGGCCGATCCGATTTGGAGAGAGAAAAAAGCCGTCAATGGGAAAGGCTGGGCGCATTCTGAAGAAGTCAAAAAGAAAATGTCCTTGGCGCAAACCAACGCGCCGTGGAAATATTATAAAAGGTCTGAAGAAGTCAAAAAGAAAATGACGAAATCCAGGTGTAAAAGAAAATATCTAGTCACCCACCCAACCGGAGAAACCGAAGAAGTTGTTAATTTGGTAGAATTTTCAAAAAAACATCAATTGGCCAGTCAAAGTATGTATAGCATAGTTAATAGACGACCTGGATTTAAAAGCTGTCACGGTTTCAGAGTTACTATACTAGAAAATAACGAGTAAAATCAATATGTTATCCCACAAAATATTTCATCATCACGTTATAAGAAAAATAATAATTGCTTTTGGGAGTTTGTTTAAAGACGTGTATATCCAGCGCCTGGAAGGAGATCATCTTGACGAAACTCCAGTACAAAAATATCTTTTGGTCCCATTGTCATACGGACCAAAGCAAAAATTTATTTATCGCATCAAACAAAATCCAGTTCTCGAATCTGGGAATGTCTCAATTGTCATGCCTCGCATGGCGTTTGTCGTCGAAAATATCGTCTATGACCCCGATAGAAAACTTCAATCCACTGTATACAATACAGCAGCAATAGATACAGAACACAAAGGAAAAATATATACTCCTGTGCCCTACGACTTTAATATATCATTGTATATTCTTGCAGATAACGCAGAAGATGCAACACAAATCCTCGAACAGATTTTACCTTTTTTTACTCCAGAGTTTACAGTTACAGTGAATACAGTTCCAGATATGGGAATTAAAAATGATGTGCCAGTTATATTAAACTCTGTAACAAGCGAAGATAACTTTGAAGGAGACTTTGAAAACAAGAGAATGATCATTTGGACTTTGCAATTTACCGCTAAGGCATATATCTATGGACCCATCCGAGAACAGGGACTTATTCGCAGAGTTCTTATCGATGAACACGTTGGCGGAGGATTTCCCCCCGGAAGCCCAACAGTTGAAATTACTCCCGCGCAGATTCATAAGATTGGCGAACCAGATCCTATTACGGCTGGACCAAACGATAACTATGAATTTCGTCTTGAAATTATTGAAGATATCTAAATGAAATCTTTTAAAAACTACATAGTTGAACAGACACTTGAAGAAGCAACCGCAGAAGAGTTGTACGATAAGTATTATTCAGATATCCACAAAGAGATATTCAATGAACTTTGGAGGTCTGATCCATCTGCAAAGAATTCAATATTTGGAAACTATTCAAAATGGATTCTTTCAATCTACAAAAAGATGAAGCCAGGAGAACAGAAAAGATTTATTGATGAAGACCTATACAAAGTCAATGATGCTCTGAAACTATATGACAAAGCTAAGAAGCTAAACAAAGTAGACAAGAAAGATATCAATCAGTTTAAATCTCTCACGGAACTGATTGAATATCTTGATTCAAAGAACCTCGGTGACCTGGAAGATGTAAAATCCAAAGGCGAGATCGAAAAAGAACTCAAAGAAAAAGGCGCTAAGAAGGTTTTCGAAAATAGTGACTGGACTATCATAGTTCCAGAGACACACGATGCTGCTTGTTTCTACGGCGCAGGAACTCAGTGGTGTACAGCATCGAAAGGTTCAGATCATTTTTTCAGAAGATATTCTCAGGAAGGTCCACTGTTTATTATCATCTCCAAGAAAGAAAAAGATTCAAATGGCCGCGCAGTCAAATATCAATTTCACTTTGAATCCAATCAGTTTATGGATTCAAGAGATCATAGTGTTGCGAATCGCGGAGATGTTGAAAAATTTATGGAAGATGAGTTTGGCGAGGACGTTGTTGAGTTCTTTGATAAAGAAGGATACTTTACTGGACTGACACACTTAATAAACAAACACGGTTACGACAGCAAAGAAGTTAAAGACGCCGTTGATGAAATCTGCGACAGAAAATATGGTGAATTGACAGTTGATGGAGTCTCCGGGAAGTATGTGATATATGATCATAATAGCAATATCAAATATATGATTGGCGAGATGCCCTACAAAATTGGTGAAAACGTAGAAGAAGCTCGGAAGTTCATCTTAGAATATTATATGACTGAGGCGATGTTTAATGATTTAAAGGATTCTACTTCAAGAGAAATCCTGCACAACATCACTGGCCAAACAGTTTCAAATATGCCAAAGCAGTATGATAAGCCTTTGGCCAAGAAGGTTCGAGTTGACTTAGACAAACCCGGCGAAGAGATGTCCAATCTTTACGATGATATGATTTATGCTTTAATGGATGACAAAGATTACATCGATGCACTAGAAAAATATTACTACGGCGAAGACGGTCAGAAATATTTTACAGATATTACTTCCAAGATATATTCAGCAGTACAGGGCACAGCGTCAAAGAGTGGATATTCGGGCGACGGCGACGATTCAATTTATTTGGATTTGACCGTTGCTTATAAATCAAAGGAAGGCTGGAAAACACTAGAGGACGATTCACCGCCAGATATTATTGTAGATGAAGTTGATATATGCTTGTATATGCCAAAATACTCTCATAGTACAATTGACTTTTTAGCAGCAGATGAAAACGACGACTTTCATACTTATGAAGACGATGATTATTATGCTGATGAACTGAGAGAACTTAGAACCCCGTTTGTTGACGAGGAAAAATTCGCAGAAGTTATAGCAAAGAATGTAATTGAACCATATCTTGGAATTAATGTAAAAGATCCTAGACAAATGGAATTGGACTTGCAATCATTTCAAAAATGGATGAAAGATAATGAAGTCCTTTAAAAATTACATATCAGAAGTCCATTATTCTGATCTTTTCAATCAGCGTTTTGTTGAGATGCGAAAGAAGTATATGAAGCTTCGCCGAGAAGATCCCTCGGCTGCTGCGAAAATGTACATCAACTTCACAAACCACGTTGATAACAACATGGACAGAAATCCTTTTGTTGATAATAAATTGATTGATCACAGCGATCCAGTGGGGATTTATGCATATCCTTTAAATTACGTGATCAATCACGCGGCTGATATTTGGTATGGCGCAAACGCGAAGTATATGAGAATACTTGCTCATAAGTATGATGCAACAAAATCTTTATATCTTCAGAGCATAAAAGAATGGGATGCTATTCGAATGATTGGGAAGATCCCGCAGATTAAAGAAGCAGATATGCACCAAGAAGATGTATATCGAACTGTTTGGAAGTGGCTTCGTAAACATGGAAGAAATATCAATACGCCAGGAACAGTTTTCTTTTTTGTTGTTCAGCACAAAATAGAGAATGGAGCTAAAGAACACGAGATATATTCAAAAAAAGAATATTATGAAGCCCGCACTAATGTAGAGCAAACCCAGATTTTTTTAAAGCTTGGGTTCAATTCGCTGGTAGATACGGCAAAGAACCAAAGACGCGCAATTATTAACCCAAGAGAGCCAGAACAGATCGTATTTTTAAGGCGCGATGCATTTGAAGTTGTAGAAGTTATTCCTTTGAATTTAACGAAAGATAAAATTGGAGGAGTAACAACCTTTCAAGATCCATCATATAATCCAAGTGAAAGAAAATTGGCAGCATATATTGCCACTGAAATTGGAGACAAATTAAAAGAAGGACCGGAAAGATCTAGTCTTGGTGGATGGTCATATTATTGGACACAAAAAGGAAGACGAATTGAAATTATATTTGAAAGAGATCAATCATACTATGATAATAAAAAGATGGGAGACAAAAAACACAAAGAAGCCAAACTAAGCGACCCACACAAATATCGTATTCGTTTAAGATCTGAACGGGGCACAATTGGTGTACAGGCTGCAAAGAGTGTACCATTTCAATCAGCAGCAAAAAGTGTTATTGACGAATTTAATCAACGAGCTTCAGATCCAAGTTTCAAAGCGGGCCAGCCGGACGAACCAGAAACCCGCGCCAAGTTTCTTAAAAAGCAAGAGGATAAACATCTTTTAGATATTATGTCGAGGTGGTTTGAAAAATTCTGGATGCACGATTTCAATGATCCCGAATCTATAAAAAATCGTGGATATGAAATTAACAACACCAAAGATTTAATGAAGCATTTGGTCAAGCGATATCCTAAACATGCTGCCGAAATTAAAAAGATGTATAATGATACTAAACACATTTATAAAAATCGTTGACAATAGTGCAAGTATCTGATATATTTACAATCGGAGTATGGACTTGAAAAGTTTCAAACAATTCGTTATCTTAAAAGAAAATCGAGATGAGTATATCACGGGTCTTGATTTTTGTTTTGATGTAATATCTGAAGGTTCTCTTTCTAGATTGTGGCAGAAAGCACAAGATACGGACTTTTGCATCATTACGGCCTATAGGCGCAAAGACCGAGACGGCAAGGACAGAACCAAGGAAGACAACGTTCTTGCGAATAGGGAGCTTCGTGCAGCTTTGAACAGTAAAAAATTGGGTGGGTATCCTCTTGTTGGTCACTGGCAGGAGTGCGAGTTGCCAGATACGCCATATGATAAGTGTCCGATTGATAAGAAAAAAGATACAATAGAACGATCATACTTTGTTCCTAGATTCAAGGACTTCGATCCTAAGTTATTCGTTGATCTATGTTTTGATCTGGCCAAGAAGTATGATCAAGATGCTATTGTAATGAAGGTCGATGATTTCAATCTCTTTGGCGTGTACGATTCCAAAACGAAAGATGAACTTGTCAAGTTCTCCAAGAACATTCAATTTGGCAAAGTCCAACAAGCATATAGTCAATATGTGAAAAAAATGAATGTAAATTTTGTATTTGAAGGAATGGAGATTCCAACTTGTCTGAATTTTGGAAAATTAGCTTTTAGGAATAACGGGTTTCTTTGGCTGGAGTAATATGACATTTTATCTTTGCTTTGGTTTGACTGGTATTGATTTTCGTGTCAGTTACGATTACATTCGATTTTCTTTCTTGATCTTTACAATATGTGCGTTCCCATATAACCTTGAGCGTTCTGTTTACAGTATGCAAATGGCGCAGAGTGCTTTGCTTGCCAAAACTATAATCTTAGAAAGTCTTATCAAAGAGAAACTTCCAGAAGACTACAAGAAGATTTACACCGAAAATATATACGATCCGATTGTGGATTTGACCAAAAAGAATTGATATATTTTTGAACTTGTCTTCGTTTAAGATTTAATTTTTTCATTGCTTCTTTCATGCAAGAATACTCAATTCCATTAATTATAACTTTTTTGGCTCTGCCATTATTTCCTCCGCTTACATCTCCAAAATTTTTTGCCGTTTCAGGTTTGCCGTAATTAGGATTCTTCTTACCCATTTTTGATTCACTTTTCTTTCTTCTTGATTCTGGATTTCTTGCTCGTTCTTTAATCGCGTCTAATAGTTCTGACGAGCACGGTTTCCCTTTATTCCAGGGTTCTTTTCCATACATTCCATTTTTTGGACCATTGTTGGGAATACCATATCTTGGATTTAACTTTCCACACATTCCAGGTTTTCCAAGACGTTTTTCACTATGTAATTTTCTCTTTTCTTTGGTCCAAGCATCCCTTATCTTTTGTTTAATTTCTTCGGTCATTATACAAGCCCCGCCATCACCGCCAAATGTCATATTATATCCTTTATTATTCTGATAATAAGAATTGTATTCTTTGATAAAATGGACTTCTTTCTCTTTAGCTTCTTTTATTGAAGTTACCATTTCCAATATTTTATAAGTAAAATTGTTACTACCATATTTCCGAATTGCATTATACAACATTCTTGATTTCCAGTGCCCATGTTCTGCTTGAGTAAAACGTCGCTTCATATACCAATTAATATCTTTGCCGGTATATCCAATGTATACTTTGTTGTTGACTAAATTTAAAATTTTATATATAGTAAACATATTTCTATGAGTTTATATCTAGATCTAAAATATGTTAAATTGTTAGCTTCCTGTTTAGAAAGATTTAAACAGAAAGGCGACTACTTATTTATAGCTCGCTGTCCATATTGTGGAGATTCTCAGAGGAAAAAATCCAAATGTCGCGGATATATTTACCGGCGCAAAAGCGATCTGTACTTCTTCTGTCACAACTGCAATAAAAGTGTTACGATTGGAACCTTCATTAAATTTTTGAACGTTCCATTGTATGAACAATATAGATTAGAACGATATACATCAGGAGAAGGTGGCAAGAAAGCACACTCGGTCCCAGAATTTAAAAACATAAAACCAAAGAAGATTGAAAAGTTTCAACTGGGACTGCCGAATATAGAAGACCTTCTAGACTCACACGTAGCCAAAAAGTATTTAATCGAAAGAAAAATTCCAGAAAAGTTTCTAAGTCTTTTCTATTACTGTTCAGACTTTAAAGAATGGGCAATCAAAATAACTGATGGTGAGTTTAAAGAAAAGTATCACAGCGAAACGTCTGACCCAAGAATCGTAATTCCATTTTTTGATCAAAAACAAAATATGGTGATGCTTCAGGGCAGATCTTTGTTGCCTTCGAAGCTTAGATATGTTACTATCAAGTTCGATCAAGAAGCTCCAAAAATATTTGGACTAGAACGTTGGGATAAAAGAAAATCGACGTTAATTGTTGAGGGGCCATTTGATGCGCTCTTTCTTCCCAACTGTTTGGCTATGGCAGGATCTTCGGTAAATGTTTCAAGTCTGTTCCCAAACAAAAAAGATGCAACATATGTTTTCGACAATCAATGCAGAAATAAAGAACTTATAACACAAATGCGACATATAATCAACGAAGGATATAACATTTGTATTTGGCCACAAACAAATCCTAATAAAGATATTAATGATATGATTCTTTCTGGTCGAACAGCAGAATCTATCGTAACAGAAATCGAAGAAAATACTTATAATGGATTAAGTGCGGTATTAAATTTAGACCAGTGGAAGAAATGTTAATATGGGCGACTTACTATTAGAAGATGATAGCAAACTTTTGGACGAAGAAAAAGAAAAGACTCATCCAGCACGAGTTGGATTCCTTACACTTGGAATATGTTTGGCAATAGTTTTAGTAGTATCGCTGGCCAAACCCAAAGTTGTAAATAACAAAAAGCTTCTGAACATTGCATATTCGCCCTATGCAATCATGCACGATAAATTTGAATGTAAGAAATTTATTAAGTCTACCAAAAAAGCAAAGCGGATTGATTTGTCAATTGTCTGGAACAGTTTTGGAAATAATCCCGATTGTTTATTGAAATTATTAAACGACACTCGAACCAAGAGTTTGCAAATACATGCAATAAACGAAGTATGCAATCGAAATAGAAACTGCGGCTCATATGAGTTCTTAGCAGGTTCAACCCCAACTACCTATAGCAATAAACTAATTGCCAAAGATAAAGTTCTCCTTAAAAAGCTTAAGGTATATTTTGCGGGGATTAGAAAATTCTTAGATATAAACCTGGCTCCGTGGACAACGTGCTATATAAGTCCTGGGTTAGAAAGTAATTTAGACTATGATGCCGGGAAAGTATTAGTAGACCTAACGCGGGAAAGCTTTCCAAATTGCCTAATTACGTGGAACACGATGAAGCGTTCCAATAATTGGAAACACAACATCCTTGCTGATTTGACAGAAACACACGCAATTTATTCAGATGTTCCTGCGCCATGCATTTACAATTTGGACGGCGGTGAAATTCGTTTCCCAGGCAAACCAACATCAAGTGCTGGATATAAACCAACCATCTTAGATGTTGGCCAGGAATTGGATAAGTATATGTACACGAACGGCAATAAGTGCCGGTTTGTATATCTGTGGACGTGGGAAAGCAATTGTTACGAGACTGGATATAATGGGCCTCGTCCAGATCCTCGCACAAGAAATTGTAATTCCACGAATGCATATAAATTGGTTGGAGAACAAGTAGTGCGCGGTCAAGATTTTCCTAGAGTTAATAAAGATGTTTGGACTTATCGGGAGTTAGATATTTTTAAAGACTGCAATAAAGTCTTCAAAAAGAATGCATTTTCTGTCATCTCCAATGTTGAAGGCGGCAGCGATTGGATTTTAAAACAAGACGCAAAATCCGTTGAAGCATATACCTTTTATGGCAAGATTGATCGATTTACTTTTGCATCTAAAGATGATGTGGCATTCACATATACCTGGAAGGCGCTTTTGAGTCCAGAACTGTATCCTTTAAAAATTGGACTTAAGATCCAACTTCAAGACGACAAACTCGTGTGCTATCAGATTGATGATGTGACCGCACTAGTGCCACAGCCAGTTCAATAAGGAAATAGAAATGAAAAATTATATTAAATACGCAACTGAAGTTTTTATAGCGGGGTTTTGTTTATATTCAATTACGATTTTGTCTTGTTCAGGCGGAGGCTCTGGCGGCGGCCAAGATACTGGTGGCGATTCTACAGACAATCGAATTTTGAATTCGATTGTAGAAAATACCACACCACTTGGACTATCGACTTTTGCTATGGGCGTTTCTGGAAAATTTCCTCTTGAGGACTCGCAAACCGCAGAAGGAATTGGGTATAAATCTATTGCTAAGGTCGTCAGACACATAGCAACAAATGAACTATATACCTTTCCAGAGACGCCTTCGCATCTTCAAGTTCAGAGTGTTCTAGAATCATTCATCAATGATGGATTTCTAGTAACACACGAGATTCATATTTTAAACGGCCCAAGTATGAGAAAGAGCCGAGATTCTTGGATTAATGGAGTGGTAGGGAAAAATGTTTCCGATGAAGAATTTGTTTCTTTGCTTCAATCAAATCAAAAAGTTAGAGACGCCGTGCAAAATCTTTTTGGAGAGGTTGTGGCATATGCAAACACCTTGGAGGCTCTTGGCGTTAACGTTTTGATTTGTCCTGAATTGGAAGACAATCAAAATCATTCGTCATTTAATATCTTGTTGAGTATGTTGGCTAATGTGGGCTGGTCAGATAAATCTAAAATCGTTCGCAATGGAGGAAGTCCCGGAGAGAACGGAACAATATACGAATCACACAATTATTCTGCAATCGGAAGTTTGAGGCCGGGAGATATTTTTAACAATGATGGAAATACATTTTGCTTTGCTGCAAATCCAACGTGTGCCCCAGGCGCGTTGTCAGAATCTCAAATTCGTAATGCAATATCTCACACACAAGCTAAAGGAATATTGATGTTTGTGTGGTCGGAGCACGGGCAGGGGCTTCAACAAACAAGTCCGGGAAACTTTATTCCATATCCTGAATATACAAATAGGAATTATGTTTTGGATAACCCTCTAGGATCGGCGAGTTTATTGCTGGGAATCTCTGAGGCAGAAGTTGTGCTAAAGTGAAATATACTTTTTCATAAATAAAATCCGAGAGTGTTTCACCGCTCTCTTTTTTATCGCCCAGTATTGTTAGAATTTTATTAAGGAACTTCGTGTATGATTAAGAATGATCGATGGATTCGAGAATTTGGTGAAGCGGGAGGCATCTCTCCTTTTAGTTCTGAGCAAGTTAATTCGGCAAGCTATGACGTAGTACTCGGGAATAGTTGGTTGGTCCCAATTAAAAAATATTATCTTTGTGGGTCTTGGATATCTGGATTTACTACTAAAGTTTCAGATGAATTTATTTTACGACCAAATGAAGTTGTACTTGCAACTACATTTGAATATGTTAAAATACCACGCGACGTTTGCTGCGATTTGAAATTAAAAAGCACAATTGGAAGAAGCTTCATTAATCACACACTTGCTGGGTGGGTAGATCCGGGATTTAACGGACAAATTACATTGGAACTTCACAACATCGGGCCAAATCCATATGTTCTTAAACATGGAGATAAGATAGCGCAACTTGTCTTTCTCGGAATGGAAGAGCCAGCCGAATGTGCATATGGCGAAAAGAATACAGACAAATATCAAAATCAATTTGGCGCGACTGCTCCAAAGATATAATTAAACATGAATGATATCAAAGAAAAATTTCCGTTGGTATTTTCATTTTTTGAAGATAATGAATTTGCTGCAACTACAACAATCAACAAATATTTGTTAAAGAATGAACAGGGCGAAATTGTTGAAACCCGCCCAGAGGAAATGATCTATCGAGTAATGTTTGACCTTGCTTTAAATTTACCATATGGCGCTCCTTCTGAAGCATGGCTTGAAAAAAACATCGAAGGATATTCTCCACTTAGATCCGACCGACAATTTATTTGGGTCGATGTTTTTGGTCATGCGTGTGATAATTTTCGGGGAGTGTGCCCGCAAGGAAGTGTTTTGAGCGCAGCTGGAAATAAATTTATTCCACAGAGTCTTTCAAATTGTTTTGTAATTGATTCCCCGGAAGATAGTATATCTGGAATTATGAAAACGAGCGAAGAGATTGCACAACTTAGTAAGCGGCGCGGCGGCGTTGGCCTTGATATCTCAACATTAAGGCCGTGTGGTCATCCAGTCGCAAATGCTGCAAGATCATCCTCGGGCGCTTATGGATTTATGGATCAGTTTTCAAATGTGTGCAGGGCAATCGGACAATCTGGTAGACGTGGCGCACTGATGATTACCCTGGACATTAAACACCCAGACGCTGAGTTATTTGCTAAAGCCAAACGCGATTTGAAATATTGCACTGGCGCAAATGTAAGTTTGAAGATTTCTGACGAGTTTATGAAAGCTGTCATAAATGATAAAGAATTTGTCCAGCAGTGGCCAATTGACTCACATATGCCATCAGTTGTAAAAAAGGTTCGGGCAAAAGAGTTATGGAAAGTAATATGTGAATCGGCTTGGCAAATGGCAGAACCGGGACTTATAATGTGGGACAACTGTATAAAGAACCTGCCAGCACATTGTTATGAAGGATTTAAAGCTGTCTCAACAAACCCATGCGGCGAAATCATACTTAGTCCAAACGATTCGTGCCGCTTGACCACAATTTGTTTGACCCAGTATGTTGACAACAAATTTTCGAAGTTGGCCGCATTCAACTTCAGAAAGTTTGAAACCGACGTTCGAATCGCCATGAGAATGATGGATGCAATTGTATCTACAGAAATTGTCGCCATCAAAAAAATTATTGAGAAGATACAGAGCGATCCTGGAAATCATCAAGTTGAATTAGACCTCTGGAATAAAATTTTGACAAGTACTATCAACGGTCGCCGCTGCGGCTTAGGAACGCATGGTCTAGCAGATTGTTTGGCGCAGCTTTGTTTAAGATATGATTCTTCAGCCGCAATTCAAATTGTAGATAAAATATATGAAACATTTCGTAATACCGCATACGACGAGTCAATAGAGATGGCAATTGAATACGGGCCGTTCCCTGTATATGATTATGAGAAAGAAAAGAACTGCGAATACATTAAAAGACTTCCTGACGCGCTCCGAAAGAAAATGAAGAAGCACGGCAGAAGAAACATATCTTTACTCACGATGGCCCCAACAGGAACGATATCAATTCTTTCCCAGTGCAGTTCTGGAATTGAGCCATCTTTCAGACACGTTTATATTCGCCGAAGAAAGATCAATCAAAATGATTTAAATGCCAGGGTTGATTTTGTAGATGCAATGGGTGACAAGTGGATGCATTTTCCTCAGTTTGAAAAGAACGTTAAGAGATATTTTGAAGTTAATAATCGTAAGCTTCCAGATCAAATCAAGAACGAAGATGAATTATTAAATGAAATATTACCAAGCTATTTCATAACCAGCGATAAAATCAATTGGAAAAAAAGAGTCGAGATGCAAAGCACAATTCAAAAGTATGTTGATCATTCTATAAGTTCAACAATCAATTTGCCAAAAGATGTTCCACAAGAAACGGTTCAAGAACTTTATGAAATGGCCTGGGAGAAAGGTCTTAAAGGGCTGACGGTATACCGCGATGGATGCCGAACCGGTGTATTGGTAACAGATACAAACGAGAAGCCAGATCATATTCAACGAGTCGAAGCGCCCGTTCGTCCAGACAAACTTCCTTGTGAGGTTCATTTTACCAAGGTCAAGGGCGAAGACTACGTTGTTATTGTTGGTTTGCTGAACGGATCTGTTTATGAAGTGTTCTTTGGTAAGTATGATAATCAAATTCCTATGAAACCTTTTCATAGTTTTATTGAGAAGAAAGGTCGGTCTAGATATTATTTAACTTTTATCGAAGACGTAGAAGTCAAACAAATTGATGTTAACAAATATTTTGATAACAAAGACTATGAAGCGGCCACTAGACTCATTTCAACGGCGCTGAGACATGGAACGCCGCTGTATTATGTTGTGGACCAGCTACAGAAATCTTCGCCGTCAATTATTGAATATGGCTCTGCCATTTCAAGAGTTCTCAAGAAATATATCAAAATAGAAGATATGAAAAAATATGTTTGTTGCGAACATTGCAACAGCAAAAATGTTCAAATCAAGAATGAAAATGGTTGTTATTCTATTATTTGCTTAGACTGTTCAACCGTTAATAGCAAATGTGGATAAATATTGGTTGAAAAAATATTCGTGCTGTGATAATATGTTTTATATTTTAGATTGGAAGGAATAAAATGAGATACCCAAAGATTGTAACTTTCAGGCTGTTTGGATATACACTAGACATCCTGCTCGATAAGAATACAGATCGACAGGCCCGTATGGATGAAGTTATAAAGGATCTGAAAAATTGGTCTGATGGTCTTGGCGAATTAGAGCCGGTAGATGAAAATGTAATTGCCGATTATGAACCGACATATCCTTGCAAACCGATCAAGAAGGCGGTCAAGAAGGCAGTTAAGAAAGTTGCCAAGAAGCCCGTAAAGAAGACCTCCAAGAAATAACTTTGCCCCTTTGGCCCCTTTATGGCCCCATTGGTAGGTATTGATTTTAGCTTGACCTGTCCGTGTCTTTGTTTCTGGGACGGCGGGAATGTTCCATTTAGCTTGGACGGTTGCTGCTTTTCTTACTTAATTGACAAAAAGAAGTTTGAAAGATTCTGCGGAAAGTTCATTGGGCACCCACATAAGCTTTGGCAAACCAACGAAGAACGCTATGAAAATATTACAGAATGGGCAATCACGCAACTTTCGCCTGGCACCGTAGTCTTCCTGGAAGGATACTCGTTCGGATCTCGTCTTGGAATGTTATTTAATATCGCAGAGTTAACTGGCCTACTCAAACACAAGCTGTATAAAGCCAAGATAGACTTTACCTTAGTTCCGCCAACAACTGTTAAAAAGTTTGCAACTGGCAAAGGTAACGCCAGAAAAGAAGTTATGTACGAAGCCTTCTACAAAGAAACCCAGTTTGACTTATTGAAAGAACTAAATATTAAAGTAGCAGGAACAAATCCAGAATCGGATATAGTAGACAGCTACTTTTTGGCAAAGTATGGCTATCAAAAAGTTTTTGTTTAAGATTTTACTAGTCTTACTGGCTATATTTCAAATCCAAGATGGATTGTGTACTCACGCTGGAGTTGATCAGTTCGGCATTGATATTGAAGCGAATCCATTAATTCGCTGTTTCATGGACAGTTTTGGTGTTCATGCCGGGCTTATGCTGCCGAAACTGTTTAGTTTGGTGTTAATAGCATATATCTTTTATTTTGAGAAGTTTAGTTATAAAACATCAACTTTGCTTTTGTTATTTTTTGTGAACTGTTTTTATTTCTATGCAGCGTGGAACTGGTTTAAGATTTTATTTTAGAGAACTATTATGAAAAGTTTCAGAAATCTAGTTGAAGATTTAGAAGAGAAGTTAGATAAAAATATATTCAGCTTCACAGAAGCAGATGCTCAAGCAGCCGCGCACATGCTAGGACTCCAATTTGTTCCTCTCAAAGAATTAATGAAAAAGAAAGATAGGCAACCCAATGAAGTTTGTCCATGTCAATTTTTAAAAAGTTTAAATACAGAATTAGAACATTTGGATATTACGGGCGGAAATTTATTGGCCACTGCTAAAATCGGTTTAGCACATTTGCGAGAAATTCCAAATTACTACGATCTTCTTGAGAAGATGGAAAAAAATGCTAAAAAATAAGTATTATAATTGTTATTATCGAATTATTGATAAAGCTAAAACTCGGAGTATACCGAAAAATATTTATTCGGAGAGACATCATATTATTCCAAAATGTTGTGGCGGAAACAATGCAAAAGAAAATATTATTCGACTGTATCCAAGAGAACATTTTATCTGTCATCTTTTGCTCCCAAAAATATATGATAATGAATTTAGATTTAAATTGATAAGTGCTGCTTGGAAATTGGCATGTATGTATCAATACAGAAATGTCGGCGAAAAATTAAATTCTCGAACATATGAACAGTTGAGGAATAATGTATCAGTTGAAATGAAATTATATAGAAAGCTGCATCCGCTCAGCCCCCCAATGCTTGGTAAAAAACATTCGAAAGAATCTGTTCAAAAAATGAGAGAAAATCATCGCGGGCAAGTTGCTTGGAATCGTGGAATAAAGCATTCCGAAGAAACTAAAGAAAAAATTAGAAATAAGTTAACTGGAAACAAAAATTGTTCTGGTCGGGTCTTGTCGGAGGAAACTAAAAAGAAAATTAGTTTATCCGAAAAGGGAAAACTTATATCTAAAGAATCGACAGAAAAACGTTTACAAACATTATTTAAAAATAAAGAAGTAGAAAGGCAAAATGAAAACCTATAAAGAATTTAAAAAGAACTTGAACGAAGCCGATGAAGTTGATGCAGTTGATGCAGTTGATGCCCTAGACGCAAAGCCAGAAAGATCAACTGAAAAAATTCTATCTTACA